ATTCTTATATGGTGCATAGATTTTTATCTATGAATATTAGTTATATTGATATAGTCAATTTTGTACAAAATATAAATCCTCAAAATAAAAAAGAGATTTATACTATTTATAGAGAAATGATTCCTAAAAGAAAAGTATGGAATAAGTATATTAAAAATCAAAATAAAAAGGATTCTAAAGAACTAGCAAAAATTATAGCTAACAAATTATCGATTGGAAGTGATGAAGCTAGTTCGTATATTCCAATATTAGAAAAAGAAGGCGTCACTGAAATATTAAGTGATTTAGGTTATGAAAAAAAAGAAATTAAAAAATTAATAAAAACGATATGAATTTACAAGTATACAAATTTTTAAAGGCAGCAGCAGATGCTGATAAAGCAAAAGCACTAGCCAGTATCAACCTATTAACTAATCACCCAGCAGGTATAGGTGATCATTCAACTAAAGATTATTGGGATAATTGCGATGAAGCACTAAGATTATTAGCATCAGCAGATGAAAGGTTAGAAGTGTTAGAGAAATATTTTAATGATAAAGGACAAATAAATGGATAGTAGAAAGGCATTCGAATTTTCTCAAGAAAAAACAGTTGAAGCTGTAAAAACATCACCAACAGTAGAAACATTTGAAACAGAATACCCAGAGTTATCTGAGGAATTTAAAAGAATTACTGAAGAAATGTATGAAATGTTTGCTGCTAAGCATATGGATTATGGTTTAAATAATATTGCTTTAGGTGGTGATATTTTAAATAATGAAGGTGATAAAAAATTTTCATTAACAGGATTAGCAATTAGACTAACAGATAAAATAAGTAGACTAAAAAATTTACTTTTGAATGGTAAAAATTATGTTAAAGGTGAAGGTATGGAAGATACTTTTATTGATATAGCTAATTATGGTATAATCGGTCTTTTAGTAGGTCGCGATAAATGGAAAAAATAATTTGGCTAAAAAGAAAGTACCAATTATAGTAAGGGAGATTAGAAATAATCCCCCTTTACCAGTCAATTTTGCAGTTGAGAAAAATATATCTTATTCTCAATTATCGATGTTTACTCAATGTCCTAAAAAATGGGCTCTACAATATAGAGATGGCCATAAAATTAGTGAACAAAGCATTCATATGACTTTTGGAACAGCTCTACATGAAGTATTACAACATTATTTAGATGTAATGTATGAAACAAGTGGGGCAGCAGCTGATAGAATTGATATTGAAGAACTATTTGAAGATACTTTAAGAAAATGTTATGCTGAAGATTATAAAAAAAACAAGAATCAACACTTTAGTTCTCCTACTGAATTAAGAGAATTTTTTGAAGATGGTAAAGAAATTTTAAACTTTATTAGAAAAAAAAGAAGTTATTATTTTAGTAAAAAAGGATGGTATTTAGTTGGTTGTGAGGTACCAATTGTTATGGCGCCTAATTTGCGTCTTAATCGCGTAAAATACATGGGTTATTTAGATGTTGTCATGTACCATGAACCAACGAATACATTTAAAATTATCGATATTAAAACCAGTACTAAAGGGTGGAATAAGTGGAATAAAAAAGATGAAAGTAAACAATTTCAATTAATATTATACAAATATTTTTTCAGTAAACAATACAATATACCATTAGAAAATATAGAGATTGAATTCTTTATAGTTAGAAGAAAAGTATATGTAGATGGTGATTATCCTCAAAAACGAGTACAACAATTTATTCCAGCATCTGGTAAAGTAAAATTAAATAAAGCAACTACAAATTTAAATGAATTTATAAGTAAAGCTTTTAACTTGGATGGGTCATATAAGGATACTATATTTGGGGCAAATCCAAGTAAGTGGAATTGTACGTTTTGTCCTTACAAAGAAAATACAGAATTATGCAATGCTATTGGTAAGAATTTATAATCTGCATATATGTATAGACAAATATAAATAAAAATAAAAATTATGGCAAGTTCAAAAGATATGACACTAACAAGTGTAAAAGTAAAAGCTGATTTATTCGAAAATTTTAAAATTGAGTGTGTAAAACGTAAATTTAGTTTCCAAAAACTAGCAGATCGTTCATTGTACTTATATTTAACAAATGAAGATTTTAGAAAACAAATCAACTCACAAGTAAAATTAGATTTAGAAGACTAATTAAATAAAAATAGTTATTGAAAATGAAAGAAGGTTATATTAAGAAAGAAAATCGTAAAAAAATACTACTACTTACAGATGATATTAGGGTACACTCAGGTGTAGCTACTGTTGGTAGAGAAATAGTAATGAATACAGCTCATAGATATAATTGGGTTCAATTAGCTGGGGCTATTAAACATCCTGAAAAAGATAAAATACAAGATTTATCTAAGGCAACTGGAGATAAAATTGGTATAGATGATGCTAGTGTTTTTCTATATCCTTGTGATGGTTATGGTAATCCTGATTTATTAAGAGATATAATTAAACGTGAAAAAATTGATGCATTATTTTTAATAACCGATCCTCGTTATTTTGAGTGGTTATTTGCTATGGAGAATGAAATTAGATCTCAAATTCCAATAGCATATTTAAATATTTGGGATGATCTACCAGCTCCAATGTATAATAGAGAATTTTATGATTCATGTGATGCTTTATTTGGTATTTCAAAACAAACTGAAAACATTAATAAGATGGTTTTAGGTGAAGAAAGATGTAAAAGTAAAGTTATTGATTATATTCCTCATGGTTTAGATCATAATATATTCAAACCAATAAATAAATTTGATAAAGAATATAAAAAATTACAAAATAGTCTTGAAAAAGATGGTAAAATGGAGTTTAAATTATTATTTAATTCTAGAAATATTAGACGTAAGTGTATTCCTGATACTATATTAGCATGGAAATATTTTTTAGATACTCTAAGTAAAGAAAAAAGAAGTAAATGTCAATTAGTATTACATACTACACCTGTAGATGAACATGGTACAGATTTACCTGAAGTAATAAGATTTTTATTTCCTGAAGATGATCATAATATAGTAATATCCCCTGGTAAATTTTCAACAGAGCAAATGAGTTATTTATATAACTATGCTGATGGAACAATTTTACTATCTTCTGCTGAAGGTTGGGGATTAGCATTAACTGAATCTTTACTAACTGGTACTCCTATTATTGCTAATGTAACTGGTGGAATGCAAGATCAAATGAGATTTGAAGATAAGAATGGTGATTGGATTAAATTTAATAAAGATTTTCCTTCTAATCATAAAGGTACTTACAAAAAACACGGTGAGTGGGCTTTACCAGTATTCCCATCAAATCTTTCATTAGTAGGTTCACCTAGAACACCTTATATTTGGGATGATAGATGTAACGCAGAAGATGCTGCTAAACAAATAAAAGCTTTATATGATATGGGTGATAAAGAAAGAAAAAAAATTGGAAAAGTAGGTAGAAATTGGGTTTTAGGAGATGAAGCTGGATTTACTGCTGAAAAAATGTCTAATAAAGTAATAAATGGTATGGATAAATTATTTAAAAAATTTAAACCTAGACCTAAATTTACTTTTACTAAAGACACAGACATAGAAAAAAAAGTTTTAAATCATAAATTAATATATTAATATGAAGAATACATTTGTTATAAGTTGTCCAATTGATACTTATAGTGGTTATGGAGCAAGAGCTAGAGATTTTGTTAAATCCTTAGTTGAATTAGATAAATATGATGTAAAAGTATTATCACAAAGATGGGGTAGTACCTCACGAGGATTTATTGATAATAATAAAGAACAATGGGGATTTTTAAATGAATTAATAATCCCAGGATTACAAGAAAAACCAGATTATTGGTGTATGGTAACCGTTCCTAATGAATTCCAACCAGTAGGAAAATATAATATAGGTTTAACTGCTGGTATTGAAACTACTGGTTGTGATATAGAATGGGTTAAAGGATGTAATAAAATGGATTTAATTCTTACATCATCTGAACATTCAAAATCTTCATTTTTAAATTCTCATTACCAAAATAGTAGTAATAAAGATGATATTGTTAAAATAGAAAAACCTATTGAAGTATTATTTGAAGGTGGAAATTTAGATGTATATAAAATTATTAAAAAGTTTGAAAATAAAGAATTATATGATCAATTAAATTCAATTCCTGAAGATTTTGCTTATATAAATGTAGGACATTGGATGCAAGGAGATTTTGGACATGATAGAAAAAATATTGCTCTTACTATTAAATCTTTTTATGAAACCTTTAAAAATAAAGAAAATCCACCTGCTCTTATTTTAAAAACTTGTAGAGTTAATTCTAGTATAGGAGATAAAGAAGTAATACAAAGAAAAATTAGTGATATAAGAGATAGTATAGATGGTAAAAATATTCCATCTGTTTATTTACTACATGGTGAATTTACAGATGTAGAAATGAATGAAATATATAATCATCCTAAAGTAAAAGCAATGGTTAGTTTTACTAAAGGAGAAGGATTTGGTCGTCCTTTATTAGAATTTAGTTTACTAAATAAACCTATAATAACATCAGGTTGGTCTGGTCATTTAGATTTTCTAGAAAAAGATTATGTTGCTTTATGTGGTGGAAAGATAAATCCAATTGACAGATCAGCACAAGTTAAAGGTATGTTAATTGAAGGTTCTCAATGGTTTGATATTGACCATAATTACATTAATCATTTCTTAAATGAGGTTTTTAACAATTATAATAAATGGGTAGAAAAAGCTAAAAATCAAAGTAAACATTCAAAGAAAAATTTTAGTTTTGATAAGATGACAAAGAAAATTAAAGAGTTACTTAGTAAAAATACACCAGAATTACCTAAAAAAATGGAGTTAAAACTCCCAGGGATGGATAAAATTAAAATGCCTAAAAAAAATAATAAACTTAAAATAGTAAAGTAATGAATAAAGATAATTTAATTAAATGTAATAGATGTGGGGGTGATGCTTGTTATACTCAAAAAGTAGGAAAAATCACACTTTATTCTTGTTATGGTTGTGGTTTTCAAACTTCAACTATAATGAAAAGAGGTGAAAAATTTCTAGAAGAACAAATGGATATACTTCCTGATTTATATAAAGCTTTATTAGGTGAAGATGAAGATGGGTTAGTATGGATGCCTCAAACAGTAAATTTACCTCAAAATGGTATGGTATTTGCTACAGCAGCTAAAGAATTTGGGGATGAAGGTGCAGAAGTTAATCAAAATAATTATGAGTGGGCTGGAGTTAAAGCCGTTAAAATAACTGAGGAAGAAAAAGAAAAATTCCCAATACCAGGTAAAAAAGGTGAGTTTTATGAATGGAGAATGGATATGACTACTGAAAAAAGATTTGCTCACAAAGATTTTGTTGAAGCATTAGATTATATAGGAGTATTTGGAAATGAAAAATAAAAATATGAAAGCATTAGTAACAGGAGGAGCTGGATTTATTGGCTCTAATTTAGTAGATTCCCTTATAGAAAAGGGGTGGGAAGTAATAGTAATAGATAATTTATCATCAGTATCACATGAACAGTTTTATTTTAATGATAAAGCTACATATTATGAATATGATATTGTAGAATTTGAAAAAATTAAACCTTTATTTAAAGGAGTAGATTACGTATTTCATTTAGCAGCAGAATCTAGAATACAACCTGCAATTCAAAATCCAACATATGCTATAACTGTAAATTCTGTTGGTACTTGTAATGTATTACAAGCTGCTAGAGAGGCAAAATGTGATAGAGTAATTTATTCATCAACATCTGCATCTTATGGTTTAAAGAATCTTCCACCATTAAAAGAAGATATGCCTAAAGATTGTTTAAATCCTTATTCTGTATCTAAAGTAAATGGAGAAGAATTATGTAAAATGTATACTGATTTATTTGGGTTAAAAACTATTTCATTTCGATATTTTAATGTGTATGGTGATAGACAATGTACTAGAGGACAATATGCTCCTGTTATTGGATTATTTTTAAAACAAAAATCAGAAAATAAACCTATGACAGTAATTGGAGATGGTCTTCAAACTAGAGATTATACTAATGTTAAAGATGTAGTTAATGCTAATATTTTAGCTACTGAATGTGATAGTGGATTTGGAGAAGTTTTTAATATAGGTACTGGTAGAAGCTATAGTATTTTAGAGGTATGTGATTTAATAGGTGGGGAATTTGAATATATACCAGCAAGAATAGGTGAATGTAGATTTACTGAAGCTGATAATTCAAAAGCCAAAAGAATATTAAAGTGGGAGCCTCAAATTAAATTAGAAGATTATTTAAGGTAGGATTCTGTAGGTCAATTTCGTATATTTGTGTTATGAAAATAAGTTATGCAATTACAGTATGTGATGAATTTGTAGAAATTCAAAGATTAGTTTTATTCCTATTAAAACATAAACGCCATGAAGATGATATCGTTATATTATATGATATTAATAATGGTAATGAAGGTATAGAACAATTTTTA